GTCCTTACCATTTTCTAAGAACACTTTGTAAGAACCATATTCTAGTTTATCCGCTGTTGTATCTTGTATCTTAATATCCTCGCTGTTGTCAGTGGCTTTCATTCGAGCCAACACTGCTAATGGTGGGTCTGTGCGTTCTATTTGTCTAACAGAAGCTATGTTTATCTTGTTGGTCCAGTTCTGGACATTACCTTGGTTGTAGAAGATATCTCTTGGCTCCATTGTAATGATCCTGGAGTTCGGTGCCACCTCACTGTAAATGTTGAAGTGCTTCATTAGTCCGACTAAGAAATCCTTCTGAGTGATATCAGGTATGGTTTGGTTCCAGTTTGGATATAGAGGTGAAATGTCCACCATCATTACATCCAGTGCTGCTTCGTATTTGCGTTCCCCAATTGGGAACGAAGAACAACCAACACCTACTGGAGCTGCACAATAGTCATCAGAGTCTGTAACCATATACAATTTCCATTCATCACCTGCTTGGGCGTTAATGGTGAATGTCAGGGGAGTGGTATACAGATCGTGTGATGATTCCCATTGATAGTGAGTGCCAGATGCTTTGGTATAAGTGTTAGGAGTTGCCAAAGAGGTTGAGGTCATAGTTAACCCCGAGATGTCTCTGGTGTATGTGATATTACGACCTTGGTTGTAGAAGTAAATTCTAGAGTCAGCTGCTAAGAGTGGATAAGTAGCCCAATCATACACGTTGTTCTGTGGGGTTCCACCAGGACATAGTGCACCGAATCCACCATAGAGCATATCCCAACCGAATCTGATATCGACCACTGCCTTGATCTGAATGCTGTAATTACCTGCTCGGTTAAACTTAAGTATACCAGAGTCTGCATCCCAAACTCCAAACGGGTTGTGCAGACCTTCGTTAGCGTTGAATGGAGATGCCGCTGGCACTGCCCCGTCGCCACTCATATTGCTAATCCAGTTCGTGACTGGCTGTGGTGCTACTGGGGTTCCAGCTGGAATCTGGTCGTCGAAGTATGTGGTTGCTGATGGGTTGGATCCAAAGACCTTAACCGCTGTGTTGCTGGGTAGTTCGCTTGAATCGTAGCAGAGCAGAATAAGTTTCTTAAAGTCTTCTGATTCGAAAAATGCTGAATCGTAGTTGAAGTCCAGTCCATCGAAGATATTGTCTAAGAGATACTTGACAAACGCATAGAACGTAAAGTTGTATCCCACGATCAGACCTATATCGTTAACATCTGTAGGAGGGGTGGCGCTGTTTGTGAATATCTTTGTCTTTCCTGTAGTTGCATATACCTGAACTCCGTCGTCGTAAGCTGCCGTAGCCCCAGCTGCTTGGAATCCCCAATCTGGATAAGCTAGGGTAAAGCCGCTGTAAGTGGAACCAGCTACTGTAAACGTGTCATCCGAAGATAAGGCATTGAACATGTCGTATACCTCTTCGCCCTTGGTGATGAAGTTGCTGAACAGATTCAGTTCCCTCATATTCTTGTTCTCCAGTTCATCGAAAATGTTAATCTGGGTTGCCAAGAAGTTAACCTCAAAGGAGTTAACCTCGCCTTGGGCTATAACTGCCTTGGTGAGTTCCAATTGTCCAGTGAAAGCAAGTATACCATCTATGTAAAGCTGTGCTTCCTGAACTGGGAGATGCCATTCGTTCCCATTAACTATTTCCCCATTGTAAATCTTAAAGGGTTCATCCGTAGAAATCATATACGGATAACCCATTGCTATAGAATTACGCTTAGTGCCTGGAATTAGGAAGTTCTTGCTAAAAGGCGACTTTTTTATGGAAGCATCCTTGATGTCAGAGATTTCATACGTGATTGGAATGCTTTCATTCTCGAACAGATCCAAAGAGTAACCACTCTCGTTGTCTGTTCTAACCAGCGATCCAATCTGGGCAACACCAGAGCCAGAAACAAAGTAGTTATAAACATTAGTCTTTTTAGTCAGTAGTAATTCTATCATTACAGAATCTGAGATTTTCTATTATAAGCCAAAGAATAGCCAAACTCGACTATCTTGAGTTTATCCTGGGTTACGAACTGTGAGTAAGAGTTGGTATCTACAATTACCGGAATGAACGTGCCATCTGATTGAACCTCATATACATCCGGAGACATAAAGAGGGATTCTAGCCAATCGATTGTAGTCGCTGTTTCGTAGTTTGTGTTTACCACCTTACTTCGGGTTGCCACGTTAGCAGTGTTAAGCCTACCACGTTGTCCTTTTACATACCCCGGGGTTAAGGTTCGTTCCCCGATTGTTCTTTCAACATCTAGTTGTTTGCCCGATAAACAATTGAACTGGTATGCGTCGTATCCGCCAAGAGAGTTAAGCCAGGTTAGGGTTATCTTATCGCAGTTAGAACAAGCATCGCAATTGTCTTCTGAATATGCAATGGTTTCTGTTAGTGTGTTGCCGTTGGCATCAGTCACATACACTGAGAAGCCTCCAGTAACTCCAGCTCCTGCCGTTCCCACGTTTAGGTAAGCAAAGCGAACTTGATCTGAATTGGTTTCGATAGGATATTGGGTCGAAGCAGTTGCACCGGTTGGTAAGACATTCCAATAAGCAGATCTGCCATCTATATTCCAAGTGTCTACCTGTTTGATGATAGGGGCTGAAGCCTCACCGACATCCTTCCAAACGAAACCAATGTAATCCCAATCTTGGGTTGCCACATAACTGTTTACCGTGTATTGAATAAAACCTCCATTGTCAAATTCTGACATTACTACAATGGGTTGTGGTTCGGTATCCCCTGGGTTTAGACCCATTAGCCACATTTCGTTAGTAGTGGCAACGCCAGCCCATCCAGTTGCGGTAGCCAATGACACATTAATAACAGCACCTTCGGATACTGGTCCGATCGGTGTGTTAGGGGTAAGGTAGTGTGAGTATTCACCAGTTCCGATTACAGTATAATCTGGTCTAATACCATTACCGCCTATAGTTGTCCAACCTGAACCTGATGTGTCCAAACCTACAATCTCTTGCCAGTAATTGGTAAAGTTAGAAGGGGTTTGGAAAAACTGAGCAGCAGAGGGCTGGATAAGATCATCTTTGTCTCTGATAAAACCAGCGGATGCTCCAACCACTGTGTAAAGCAGGTCGTTGGTAAGTGTGCATCTTGTGTTCGGTCCATCGGTTAAGAAATTAACCCCAGTTAACCCCGGTTGCAGTATGTAGCTATCTTGGTTGTAAGTTGGATAATCCTCATCTAACAAAATTGCGTTCCAAAGATAGTGAGTTCCGCCTGTTGCGCTGTCCATCCCGGTTGCACCAGAGGTGGTTACGTATTCTTGACCGTATACAATACGGAATTTCTTAATCCCAGCTCCTGTTGTCCCAGCATCGGTAGGGTATTCCAATGGGGTAGTGACATAAGTCTTGGCTACCGCCATGGGTGAAAAGTTACCAACCCCTGTAACTGGTCTTGGAGGGACACGGAAGGTGCCGACTACATCCGATCCGGTCGTGCCCGTTGTAAAGGCTGTGTCAGTGTCGGTTAGCTGAAGTCTATACCTGTAGACAAACGAACTCTCACTCTTGTCTGTAGAATCCGCCGTAAACCAAGCAATATTCTCCGAAGGAAGATACTCGTTAGATGGTTCTGTAGTTGTGTATGCCATATTATAGTTGTGCTTTTAGTGTAACTGTGCCCTGATCGAATATAGCAGAGCTAGTTATGTTTTCCACCATTTCGTCGGTTATATCCCTTTCCAGTGCTTCACCCAAAGAGGCTAAGAAGTTCTCTACCCAAGGGTATGGTTTAATCCCATACCAGTAGACTGCACCTCTTTGCTTCATGGAAAGACCAATTCCTGGCACGTTGAATATACCCTTGTTGCTTGCCTTAAAACCAAACTGGGATTGGGGTGCCTTAGATGAAGACTTAACCCCTTTAACCCCTTGGTCAAGGAATATACCGTATTCGTTAAAACTCAGGATAAACTTGTAGCCATCTCCTGATTCCTCTTTTGTTACCTCTAATGAATTAGATAGACCACCATTGTCTGCCATGCCCGATTGGGCAAGTGCTTGCTTGAAAAAGAAATCTGCAAGCTGCTTATACTTATTTGGGTCTAATTCTAATATCATTAGTTAAATGGTAATTCTGTTAGACAATTGCTTTGGAAGGTTAATATGTTTAGACTCATTGTGTAACCAGCCAAGTAGTCTTTGGTTCGTTCCTGGAATGGAGTGAACGTAGTTCCAGTTTGTATCGACCAAGTGTCGTTGTTATCTATGTAAAGCAGCTTAGAATAAATGTCCACTAAGATACCATGGCAGTCTGAGAGGATATCCTCGAGGTTAGACTTATCCGGTAGCAGGGCATCCATACAGATGAGCTGGAAGTTCAGTTGGAATACGCCATCCCTTGGGACTGTGGTTAGACCGGGGACAATGTATATTGTAGGTGGGTCCAACTCAGGTAGATCGTCTACGTCAGTTAGAAACCCATACACAACTTGTCTGACCATTTTGTGGGATGCACAAGTCTGAGCAAGTCGGTCTTTGATTTGTAGTTGAGTTGTTACCATAGATGTAAATATGAAAACGATAAATTTTTCTAACGTAGCAGTTTTTGGCGTTCTAGCTCCAGTCTTTCGGCTTCGGCTTTGTCAGTTAAGTAAGCCAGGATTGTTAGGTTGTGCAACCAGTGTTGGCGGAATGCATCTTCTAGTTCATTGGTGTTCTCACCACATATACGCCATGCTACTGCGAACCAGTTCCAGCCGCTCATGTCCTTTTGGGCTATTCCTCTTTGGAGGTAATCTCCTTTAGTTTCTCCTGCATCTGTTTCAGAAACTTCAGTTTCTCCCTCTCCGAAAATTTGAGGGAATCTATCTCGTGCTGTTTCAAGAAGTTCAAAAAAAAAGTTATACACCAGTGGGCTGCTGCAGCGGGTAGCCTTTTTACAACATTATGTCTGAGATCGCACTTTAAGGGATCATAAACCTCTATCTCGTATTCAATGCCATCCAAAATTTTCAATGCCCTCTTGGATTTGTTTTTCTTAATATAGAAATCTGCCATTTTGGTTTTGACTAAACCCTTAGTATCAAATTTAGTTATAGGTCTAAACATAAGTGAGACTACCTCTATTAAGTTTTTATTAAGGTCTTTTGCATATTCTAAAAGATCTACGAATTCACCATAAGACAAGTTTTCCATATTAACCCTACCGAATGCAACCCCATCTATAATAAAGAACTTATCTAAACCTACTATCTCAGGGGGTTTCATGTCACCGATTTTTATTGCTTCGATTTCCTTAACTGTAAGTTGGCTTTTGGTTTTGCCCGTTAAGGCTTCAACTACTTTTATAGGATCTTGGTTTTCCTCTAAGGATATAAGTCTTTGATACTGACCTACGTTGAGGTTCTCGAATGTGTAAAGCATAAATGGGATTTATTGTTATAGTATGTATCTTTCTTAGATTTCATTTTTTTATACCGCGGGGTGTGCTTATATTTAGAGTATAATTAAAAATAATAGCAAAATGTACCATCCACAATTAATGCTCAAAGAACCCTTGGTTAATATTCTAAAGGGTGAAGTTAGACTTTGTAAGAAAGACAAACAAAAAGTATTATGGGTTAACTGGCTGTATAACGAAGCCCGTTTAAACTTCTTCGATACTTACGAACAATTCGAAACCCAAGGGGCTCAAATGTATTTCAAGCAGGGGTTCACACAGCACTCTGAATCGCACAGACCCGAAGCTGCTAAATCAATCGGGGCTAAAGCAGTTATCATGCACGTGTTTCGTAACCCCAATTATCAATCGTTTATACCTTCAGATCCACTAGGTTCTTTGTTTGGTGGTTACCTTAATGGGCATAACGAATTTTGTATCTACGAAGTAATTATTTAATCATGAAAGAATTAATCGACTTAATATCTTTGGTAGACCCTAAGTCTGCCACCAAGGTTCGTAAAGTTGTCCGCATTGCCAAGGCGGTGGATAAGATGACTACCCCAAAGAAATCTAAGAAATGATCTGCACAATCTCTTATGCCGACTTCGAAAAGGCTAGACAAATGTGGGGCGAACCAAAGCACTTGCCCCCATATGCTTCATATGTCCGTGCTGCTTACCAAATATGGGCAAACAATGGTAGGTGGTTTAAAACTCTTATGATTGTGTATCCTGAGGGCGGTCATTGTCGGATCCCGATTCCGACCAAGGAGTTACCAATCCTGTGCGAACATCGACCAAGCCATCTGCCGAAGCTACTCGCTGACTCTCTGGAAGCATTGTAGTATGCTGTGGTGAGGCAAGCTCAGTTTCTTTAGGCCCGAAGACTACTTCGTCGTTCGGTTTTAGTTCACCCTTCTGTATCATCTGCAGTGCTTGGGCAGGTGTGATCCCTAGTTCCTTTAAGTGGTTAAGCACTGCCTTCTGTTGGTTGGCCTTCTGTGCATTTCTCTGTTGCACTCTCTTTCTATGTTGTTTTTTTCTTTTGCCCATGTTATCTCATATTTGGTAAAGCGATGACTGGTCCATCCCTGTGTTTGCTTAGCGCATATCTCAGCGAATCCATTAGGTGGTTGTGGTCGTCAATCGGTTTGTCAGTCCCAGGTTTATAACTGTAGAACTGGTATTCATTCAGTAAGTTCTTGGAAGCAGGGTTGGCATGGATCTCGAAACCATGCAGTTTCTTGATGCCCGCCCTAATTGAATCCGGACCTTTAGCTGCCGCCCTTATGTTTCTGTATCCTAGTCGGCGAAGTTCCTCAATTGACTTCGGCTCTGCAGAATCTGCATAAATGGTGGCAGTCTTAGATACACCCTTAGCCTCAAGAGCATCTGCTAGGTCTTGGTTGGTTAACCCCGAGGCGTAGACTAACTCTTCGATCCAAAGTCGTTTGCCCCTTTTAAGCACACGGATCACAGCACAAGGATCTGACGCAAATCCGAAATCGATAGCATAAATCTCCTCAGCTTCTGGGTCTGGATTCCAATCGAACTTCCAAGTTTTGAACACGTTCCCTTCTCCGATGTCCGCCCACTTACCCAGGATGTGGTGGTCATAATAAGCAGGGTCTTCTAGTTTAGATCTTTCCCATTCGTCGATCTTTTTAGGATCTAAGTTGTGTGCGTTGTCGTGGTAAGTCGTGTGGATATACCCGTGGTCTGCTGCCCATCTTGGGTTGGGTGTGCCATCTGGGTTGTAGAACCTTCGGAATATCCAATGGTTCTTAGAGGTCGGGTTGAACAGGAGGAATATCTTACGGTCAATGCCCTTGGTTCTAAAAGAGTCAATGAGTTTCACGTATTCCACTTCGTTCGGTAGTTCGGTTGCCTCATCTACCAACAGGGCAGAGACTCTGGCAAGACCCTTACCTCTAGCAGTCATCGTGCCCTCTTGCAGTTTCATAGAGTGGGTGATGATCATGTTGTCGTTGCGGATGTTCCGGATCTCATCACCCTTAACCTCGAGGAAAGAGGCTATGCCCCAGTCGTTAATGATGTCTACGATATCTCTGTAGATCGAAGTTGTTAGGGCACGCTGAGTATACCTTGCGATCACACCCCTAAAGTATTCATCTCCCATTAACTTCATAACGAAGTAAGCAGCTATATTTGTAGATTTTCCCGATGCACGGCCCCCGGAAATTATCCAATAAGTCTTATCCTCATAAAAAATCGGGGCATAAGAATCTAGGAATTGAAACTGCTTAGCCATATAGACTTAGGCTTTTCTTTTAGCCCAAAATGACCAACCGAAAGAGATGAGCACCATTAAAGCTCCTGTTACTTCAAGAGCGGTTGCTTCGTCGATCCAGCCTCTGTAAATGGCTATTGATCCTAGTCCAGACAAGAAGTGTCTGATAAGTCCAAGTGTTTGTTCTTGTGTCATGATTTGTCGTTTTTGTTTTCGGGGAGGACTATGTTAATCGGATTGAAGTCCTGGCCATCCTTGCCCGTTATTTCCTTCCGGGATACCTGAGGCACGAACCTAGTGGATATTTCAATCCAGTATTTGAGGAATTCTGCAGGGGACTTATCATAGACCTTCTGGAGAGCATCCTGTAGTTTATCTTCGTGTCCAGCAAGCAAGGCAGCAAAGGTTTCTTTAATTGATTCTGATGTTGCGTTGCCAACCCCAGCTGGTCTGCCTTTAGGGTTGCCCGATTGTCCTGGTTTCCAAGGCATAGTTTTATTGTTCTTTACTATAGATATGATTTACGAAAATATTTCTGAAATCAAGTCCCTAGTTGTGGATTGCTTAGT